AGAACGCCAGAGCGTCAAGCCGAGCTGATGAAGCAAGGATTCACGCGAACACTGAAAAGCCGCCACATTATCGGTCAGGCTGTGGATATTGTGCCACTACCCGTTGATTGGAAAAATCCAGAGCCGTTTAAATTAGTTGCTGAGGCAATGAAAAGAGCGGCGGCTGAAATTGGCGTGAAGATAACGTGGGGCGGTGATTTCAAAACTTTTGTGGATTTACCACATTATCAAATAGAGGTGAATAAATGAGCTTCGACCCGCTAAGTGCTTTATTTGAGCTCGGCAAGACTGCCATTGAGAAAATATGGCCAGACCCGTCAAAGCGCGCTGAGGAATTATTCAGACTTGAGCAGCTAAAACAGTCTGGCGACTTGGCGCGGATGGATGCTGAGGTTAAGTTGTTGCTCGGGCAAATTGAAATAAACAAGGTTGAAGCTCAGAACCCATCTATTTTCGTTGCAGGCTGGCGACCGTTTAGCGGTTGGTGTGGCGGTGTTGCATTTGCCTATGCCGCCATCATTGAGCCGATAGCGCGATTTGTCGCTAAGGTTGCTTATGACTATCAGGGCAGCTTTCCAGAGATAAACACAGACCTAACAATTCAGGTGCTGCTTGGTATGCTCGGCCTTGGTTTAATGCGCAGCTTTGAAAAGACCAAAGACGTACAGACTGACAGGACTGAAAGACGGTGATAAACTACACCAACGAATGCAACGCCGTAAAGGATGCGATTAATGGCAAATGACGTTTATAGCGTGGCTAGTGGCGGGACTATCAGGGCTGGGTTGGTGTACAAGGCAGGCTGGATAACCAATGCGCCGGACGATCAGTGGGGAATAGTGCCAGCTGTAAATAAAATGGCAGATATAAACCCAGAGAATAACCCCCTTATAAATCCAAACTATCCTGGAGCCTCACCATTTAAAGGCGATGGCGGGTGGGTAACAAAAATAACGGCGTGGAATGGTCAGTGCGCGTCTCCTGACGGTACGCTGTGGCATGTCTGTGATGGTGGGCATGCCGATACTGGCGATAACTCAATACTTAAATTTGATGTGAACTCTGAATCCCCGAGGTGGATTCTGGTTAGGAACCCATCTGGTGCTATCGGCAACGTAATCAACCTGAACGACGGATTAGAAAACTCAGGGGTTTACGCAGATGGGAGACCTAGGTCTGTCCACACGTACAGCACTCCTGTTTATTTTGAGCCAACAAAAATGCCGATGCTTGGCGTACTTGGCAAGACTTGCTATAGATCAGGTCAAGGCGGTACTGATAGGCCGGTAGGTATCAGCGAACAGACTGGTGAGATGATATTGTTTGGGGCTGTAGCTCCAACAGGTGTTGGGATGGGGCTTGATAACTCCGCCTGCTACGACGAAAACAGGGAGCTGATTTGGTACAAGGGATCTGGAAACGCAAAGCTTGCCACGTACAATCCTGTATCAGATGTGTGGCAATTGCGCGGCAATGGGGACAACACAAGCGGCACGTGTTCAATCTGCTACCTGCCAGACCACGACGTAATTGTCATTTTTTGTGGCTTTTACACAAACGGTTTTGTTGTATTTGACTGCACGACCTATCAGTACTTCTCGCCTGCCGTAACCGGCGCCATTACAGGTATGACCAAAGCAACTATCGGTCAGTGTCAGGGGCAGTATTTGGGTAATAATAAGGTTGCGTTTTGGAATAATGACACTGACACGACAAAAATAAACGTGCTGACTTTTGCAGGGAATCCAAGAACAGCAACTTGGAATATTGGGACGTTAAATTTAAGCCCTTCAAATTCAGTAACACCCACAGTTAAAACTCCAGCTGGTGTTTTTAACAGGTTCAGGTGGATACCAAAGCTTGGAATATTCACGCTTATTAATGCCGTCAATCAAGATATGTATTTCTTTAAGCCGAGGTTATAACGATGCCGTTTTATTTAAACTATGTTGCCGCTGGCGGCAAATACATGCAAATGCCAGCCACGCCGACGCCGTTTGGCGTTGTGGCTAGTGCTCAAAACTTTAAATTAACAATAAACATAAAGTGTGTTGGGGCAAACCCGATTGTACTCGGATCCACTGTTGATGATAGTTCGGTTACATTTCAATCCGCAACAACTCTATCGATAAAGCAATCATCGGGTACTCAAGCACTTTACACTATACCTAGCAATACGACCGATTTTAGAATATTCGAGTTTTCTCGCACCGACGGTGCGAATGTCGCCTTAAGTATTGATGGTGCTCTAATTGATACCAAGCCCCTTAGTGGCGGAATGATTTTTAACAGGTTGTTCGCTAGTCTATTAGGTGTGTCGCCCGCTTCAGCACAGCTAAAATATATCAAGCTGGAAAAAGATAGTGTGCTGGCTTACAACTGGGAAAACACCACAGGCACCGGCACGCAAATGCCCGATACTGTTGGCGCGCGCCCATTCAACCAGATTGGCACATGGCCTGCTGACAACTCAGAGTGGGTAGAGTATAGTGATGGTGGTACAACCCCAACTGGCACAGTAACAATCGGCACAATCACCAAGACCAGCACAACAGCAACAATCCCGTACACGTATTCAGCGGCTGACCAAACTGGATTTGAATATCGCTTAAACGGTGGCGCTACTGTGGCTGATGCTGCGAGTCCTGTTGATTTAACCGGATTGACTGCGAGCACTGCTTATACGATTGAAGTTAGAGCAGTTAACGCGTCTGGTCAAGGTGCTTGGTCTGCTGTGGCTAACTTTACGACTGATGCAGGCGGCGACACAACGCCACCAGCATTCACAGTTGCGCCAGCAGTTACCGGCATCACGCAAACAACTGGCACAGCTACGGCGACGATTAACGAAACAGGTAATATTTACTATGTTGTGGTTCCGCAGGCTGACGCTACGCCATCTGTTGCACAGGTTAAGGCGGGACAAAACGCATCCGGCACTGCGCCAACCGATAGCGGTAGCGCGCTGGCGACGACAGCGCTGTCTGACGGCATTACTGGTTTAACTGCTGGCACAGCTTACAAAGCCTGTTTTGTGGCAGAAGATGACGAGCTGACGCCAAACATTCAGGCGGCGGTAACCACGGTTAACTTCACGACTTCCGCCGTGGCTGTTGGGACAATTACCATCAGCAACATAGCGCAAAACAACAATGTGAAATGGTCGTCAACCGCGATTGATGCGGCAGCAGTTATGCCTGTTGGTCTTGGCTCTGTCGTGGTGAGCAAAACCGGCTTAACCACAACTGCAGGAACAAGCCCGGGCGTCACATTCTCTGATGCGGCTATCGTCACGGGTACCGAGTACATTATTATCCTTAAAATTGGTACTGCTTACGGCTGGTATAGGACAACTGCAACATGACAATGAGAGTTGACAGTAATCAGTTAATTACTGGGGCTTGCGTAGTTAGTCACTACGCTGGCCACGGCGTCCAAGCGCAAAACATACCGGCTACTGGTGATAGTGGTCCGGCGTTTTTGTATAACGATATTGCAGAGCACAACTTTCAGCCAACTGACGAGCTAAGGGCGCTGATTAAGTCGTTTCCGACCAATGGCGTTACCAATCTAAACGAGGACAGCTCATTCACATACACTGGGCCGGACGGTCTGGAATATATAGTTTATGAGCTGCTCGGCAATGGCGCTAGTTATGGTGATTACACTGTAACGCTAGTGACTGGTACATGGGAGACGGCTGTAACTGGGGGCATTCCATCGGTTACTGCGGCGGTTGGTGCAGCGATAGTTACCGGCAGTAATGCAGCAAACATCAGTGCCGGTATTCCTGCAGCGTCTGCAGTCGTGGTTGCTTCGTCATCTGTGCCGGTGTTTTCGGCTACTGTGTCGGGCGGCATTCCTGCCATCATTGCGGCGGCAAGTGCTTCGACGCCTGTTAGCGGCAATGCGGCTAGTGTTATCGGTGGCATTCCGGCTGCTGTTGCGTCAGTCGTTGCTGCTCGCACGTTGCCGAATTACATCACCACAGTATCAGCAGGCATTCCAGCTGTGACGGCGAGTGCTATCGTGATTAACGGTCAGCTTGTTATAAATATCCCGCCAGGTAATCGCGTTTCGCTTCAGTCTCCTAGCAGGTTTGTGGCGCTTCCGGCAATAACGGTTTAAACTAATCAAAAATTAAGAGGTTACACGCATGAAACTTAATACCGCTTCACAAAATAGCCAAGCTACAAAAATGGCAACTGACCACGCAACATCAACGCTGGTTATTTATTCCGGCGCTGTGCCTGCCACTGCAAACGATGCCGCTGGCACTGCCTTAGCTACGCACACGCTTGCTGGTTTTGCTGCTGTGTCTGCTGGCTCTGTTGTCGCTAATGCGATTGCAAACGACACTATCGACGCGACCGGCACTGCCACTTATGCGAGAATCAGTAACGGAACGCAAACAAATCAGTTAACGCTTGGCTTGTCGGGCTCTGGCGCTGAGGTGATTGTGACCAATACCAGTTATGTTGCTGGCGGCACAAGTCAGATCACATCTCTGACATTAACACAAACGGCTGGCTAATATGTCCAAGCTGGCGTTTCAAAAAGCGCTTAAAATTGGCAAAGCCGACAGGTACGGCATTGATGTTAATTCATGGCTGTATGGTGACGCGCTGGTGTCTTTTGATGTTGTAACGCCTGCTGGCAGTGGTCTTGTGGCTTCGGGTAAGGTGGTTGCGCCTATTGACGGCGTCAATCATCTAACCTGCATTCTATCGGGGGCTGCTGCGGTTGGCGTTTATGATATTGAGTTTACTTATCAGACCGCTGACAGAAGCGATTGCCAAGCTGTCAGGCTAACTGTTACGGACGAATGCTAAGCCCTCAACCGAGGGCTTTTTTATATCTTGCGTAGGTGGCAGGTGATACTTTGGCGCAAATAGACGCCTCCTTGATTGTCGTGCCGCCACTGTTTAAGTGGCTGACCATTGCGACGACTGAGCGCATCCTATCTTCAGGCACTAAGCACACCCGGGCTTTTTTCTCACCCATGGCTTGCCTGACTTTTCGCACGTACTCGGGTGTGCAGCCAATCTTTTCGGCGATTTGTCTTGGCATCAGCGTTGGGTTGCTTTTTATTGCATCCCGAACCGCACCGGCGATTGATGCGTCGTAGTTTCTGCCGTCACGGGTTGGCACGCCGTATCTGTTGCATATTTCACGCACTTCGTCGGGCGTAATACTGAACTTCCGCCCGATTTGTCTTGGTGTTAAATCCGGCGACAGGGCGCAAATTAGTCTGTGGTCGTCGTTTTGATATTGATTCATTTCTTATTCCGGTTGATTGTAAGCCCATTCAGGTGGGCATAGTTTCTGACGTATGCTTGCGTATAATCAAGCGCCCTTGCTATGTCTGAATAGCCGCACCCAGCATCCAGCATTAGCACCATCTTTGAGCTTCGCGGCATGTCTGACAGCATGAGTTCAGCGCAGCTTTCAAGCGCCTCAGCTTTGAGCGCCTTTCTTTGTGCAAGCTGCTTTCTGTATTCAGCTGATTTTCCCTCTGGCTTCTTACCAAGACTTGTGCCAGCTGCCACAAACCTATCAATGATTGACTGCTGATGCTTTATGCGCTTTTTGAGCTCCTTAATTTCCAGCATCATTCTAGCTTCGCGGTTTGCTTGCACTCGGGCGCTGTAAGTCTTAAAGCTTAGTGACTCATGGTTTAGCTCTACAGCAGCCATAGCGCCCCCACAACCAACGCAATTGGAAAAACCCACTTGGCGTATTGGCGCGCGATATAATCGCGCTGAGCCTTGCGCTGTTGCTTTCTGCTTAGCCAATACGAAGCTTTAATGTGGTTCATCATTTGAGTTATGCTCCAGTTGTGAAATTAACTGCGCCACACCGATAATGGCGGCGATTAGCGCGACGAATAACAGCAGGCCGATTATGTTGCTCATGCTTCCTCCATTATCTTAATTAACTTCGCCGCTGAATGATGCACAAAGCTGCCATCCACCAAGGCAAAGCCGTTTGCACAAGGTCTTGCTGCCACCTTTTCTTGCGTTTTTCTAATACGAATCAACACAGGCTTTGGCTTGTATGTTGGCTTGATGTCGAATACTGCGTTTGGGTTGATCATCACAACACCCTCAATACAGAATAAGCCGCATCGTCAACGTGTTGGATTTCCATGTTATCCGGCAGCGCGTTGTTGCGCTCAAGCTCTGCGCGCACATCGTAACTACAGCGTAGCACTGTTGGTAGGCGCATGTGCGTTAGAGTGTATGACTCTATGGCGCTTTGCAGGTGTTGGTGTATGTTCATACCATCCGCTCCAACATATCAGCGCGCTTCTGCGCCAGTTCAAATATCTCTGCCACGTTGCGCTTTTCCTGTCTGAGCGCCAACTCTGCGTTTTCTGCATACGTCATCTGACTATCGAAGCGAAACCGTGATTGCTCGCAAACCCATTCAGTCGCATGGTGCAGTTGCAGTTTTGTCTCGGATTGGATAATCATCGACCTTGCGGGTAATAGCCAGCTCATTTCTCCAGCACTCCCACACTCATAGCAATAACAACAAAAAACATCAGGCAAGTTACCGCAGCCCACACTAAGCCCTCAAAGGCTGATTTAGTTTCTTTATTCATGTTCGCTCTCCGATCTGGAATCTTGCTAACGTCGATTAAAGGTTTAAAGTCCATATGCACCTCGTTGGTGCCGTACTGCTGAACCGGCTAGTTGTTAATCTGCACAGTGCGCGTCGCACAGGGCGATGATTGCTGTTTTGTATTTAGTCCAGAACTTAGTTGCTGAGCTTGCCATTTTTTCGATCGCGACATCATCGAATGACCGCCACTCAGAAATAAGATGCACTTGGCAGCCGATGCGTAAGTGCTGTGTTGTTATAGTTACATCCCACTCAAGATTTAAAATAAACAAAGGTGTTTTTGTAAGTTTTTCGCCGTACAGGTTAGCGCCGTACAGGTTAGCGCAGGACAGGTTAGCTCGGGACAGGTTAGCGCCGGACAGGTCAGCGCCGGACAGGTCAGCGCCGTACAGGTTAGCTCGGGACAGGTTAGCTCGGGACAGGTTAGCGCCGGACAGGTCAGCGCCGGACAGGTCAGCGCCGGACAGGTCAGCTCGGGACAGGTCAGCGCCGTACAGGTCAGCGCCGGACAGGTCAGCTCGGGACAGGTCAGCGCCGCTGCTGATTGCCAGCTTCAAAGTAATTAAAGTTGAGTTACCTTCTTGCTCATTACTAAAAATAACTGAGCCAGTAAATCTGTTTTTTATTTCAATTTTCATTTTTATTCCTAGTATTTTTCGATGATTAAATTCAGCGCAGCAATTGCGCGGGTAAGGTTTTGCTCTGTCAGCTCGCAGCGCGACTGCACTTCGATTAGGTCGTCTGCTGAGCAGTGGTAAATGTTGAAGTGCCCACCATCTTCGCAAGTGTAAAGGTCAAGCTTCACCGCCCGACCAACAAAAAACGACGCCGCATAACAAAGCCGCTGCACTTCTCCGGCAAGCTCCATAATCTGCGGATTGACTCCTGCGCTTAGTAGGCGGATGGCTTGTTGGCGTTTTGTTGGTTGCCATTTGTTTACCGCCTGAACGCTGATTTTGTATGCGCTGGCTATTTCTTTTGTTTTCATTCTGTAACTCCAGTTAAACCTGCTTTTTTAATCCATGCTGACATAATTTGCGCAGCCCTCAACTTTGCCGACCCGGTATCAGCAAAGTAACCAAAAAACGACTTATAGCTTGGCAATGAGCAATGCAGCTCGTACTTTTCTTCCTCAGGCCGCTGACGCGAAGTGACGCCCTTTGTTATGGTGAACAATGGAACGTCTCCAGATAGTCCGTTTATAGCTCCGTATTTACCATCTTTCCAGCTAAGCTTCATTTTCGATTTCCTTCCAGTTATTGCGTTTCGATAAAGCAACTATAGTTTCAAGCAACCAAGGTTGCAAGCTATTTCATCAAAATAATTTCTGGTAAGACCAGAAAAGGAAAACCCGCCTAAGCGGGTGTGTCGTTCAAGTAACTAATCCGTGCCTCAATACTCTGAATCGCCTCCCGCAAGTCTTGCAGCTCATCCTTAGCGCCACGCTTGCCAGCAGCAAGTAATTTCTTCACGCTGTGGTCAATCTCAGGCGAGCTGGTCGGAAACGCATTAAGCACCCTATAAACGTCTATAACGCATTTTCCGCTGCCGTACTTGCCAATGATGGTGCGGTCGTATTTCGTGTTTATCTGGCGTTCACGCGCTTCAATCTCACGCACCGCCTTTTTCTTTTCTTCCGCTTCTCTTTGTTCGTCGTAATGCAATCCATCACCTCCGTTCTGCGCTATTGCGTTGATTCTATCGTCGTTTGGCCATTTTGTTGATGTCGCCGAAATGGTTGGTCGCTCTGAATAATCTAAGCACCCCTTACACTCTTGAGTAGTCCATTGCCCGCGAACCCATTTAAGAAGATTCCACTTATAAGGACACCCAGCATCAACCTTTTTTTCTGAAATTACCATTTGCATAAAACTCCGCCCCTTCAGGCGCTTTCGACCAATCTATTTCCATTTTATTTAATCTCCGCCCGGTTAAATTCTCGCACGATTTCGCAATGGGCTGCCGTCGCTTCTTTCCGGCACCTCCTTGTCAGGTCTGGTGTGCCAGTCGTGCACCATTCAAATTGCGCCTTAGCTTTTTCAACCTGCTCAGCGCTGCACTTGTATTCTGTGACTCGCTCGCAGCCAGCAATAAGGGCGATTGCTGCAATTATTGTTGCTTTTGTTTTCATCTCATATCCTCCCAATAGGTTTATTAACACACTCAACACACCACCGACACCACCAGAGCGGCAATTGGTCCGCTGTGTAAGATTTGCTGCACTTGTGGCCTCGGCAGCGATAGCACATATACAGGCGGTTCATAGCGCCACAACCGCAACAGGGGCAACCCTAAACCTTTCCAAAACTGCCGCTGCAATGTTGGCGGCCGGCTCTTCGGTAATGTAGGTAAATGGGCGTCCTGTTGGTAGGGTGATTTGGTACGCTTTCATGGTATCTCTCCTTTCAATATCAGCTTAGCCATGTTCTTTACATCATCGCGGAATAGCTCGTGCACTCTCTCAAGTCCTGCCTTGCGTTCATCCGCTGGCAAGTCTGCCAGCCATCTAGCATCGCAGTAGCACCACACTAGCATCATGTGGCCTATTTCTAGATCCACTTCGCCAGGTTGTTTCTGTTTTTTCAATACGGCATCAAGCTGGTAAGCATGCCGCTTTATTAATTCCCAATCCATACTTTTAGCGCCTCCAGTGCTGCCTTGTGGCCGAAAGCTACACAAACGAAAGAGCCGCTTTCTTTTGCTGCTTGCAGATATTCAAGCTGACCATCCTGCCATCTGCTTTGCGTGTGGTCGAGTCTTTTTAACTCGCACAAAAATGACGGGTTCCCAGGGATAACTATATCCGGTGCGCCAGTTGTCATGCCTTCAGCTTTTTGGCGTTGCACTTGCTGCATTGTACGCTTACCCTCGTTCCTCGGATGAAGGGCAATCAATCCAAGCCGCGGGTAGTCACGGCGCAGTGTATTGAAAAACGTGATCTGCTCTGCTGACTCAGGCGGACAGTTTTTATTCCTGTACTCCATATCGCCGAATACTGGTAGCCAATCTGGTATCTTCATGGTTGATCATCCTCTTTCTCGTTGTAACCAATCACAGTAAAAAAGCTGGTGCCGCGCTCTTTTCTTGCTGTCACAGTCGCAGGCATCGTTGGCTTGCAGTCAATAAACGACTGCGCTGTTTTTGGCTTTGACTCGTACACTCCGCAAGCTTTGCAAAGCTGAACCCATGACGCTCTTGGTGTCCTGTGCTTTTCTTCACAATCCTGGTATTGCTTGTACCAAATGCTGAAAGTGCGATATTCAGTGGTAAAGTCAATCCTAAGCGTAGTATTTCCAGCTTGACTAACCCACTCTTGCAGCTTCCATGACAACACTTTGTCACTGGTTGCGCTGTATGGGTCTTTCTTTAGCTTGGTGAACTCTATCTGCAACTTGTCGTTAGGGTTTACAAGCTCTGCCCGGCACTTTTCGCAGTATCTTGCTGTTATGTCGTTTTCATGCTCGCATTCACCGCAAGCTTTAACGCTCCATCTGTAGCCGCAGCGCTCGTTAACGCCTTTAATGATGCTAGTTCCAAAGCATCTTCTGCCGTGGTGCCCGGGCATGTCACCGTTATCTGTTTTTATTCTGTTACCTGACAAATCAACAAAGTAGCCATTAATGTCTATGTCAAACCTGTCTGGGTTATTTCTCCCAGTAAAATCATTCTCAAATGAGCATGATGGACACACCGCGGAAACTCCGCCAGATTCTCCAGCGCTTTTTCTCGCCGTTATTTTTGGATTAAACAAGTCACCATCCGGGCAATGCCTTTCTAGGTTTTTCGCATAATCCAAAACTAAACAGTCTGATTTTTCACTAGTCTCGACAGAAAGTGGATCACCAGCCGTTGACGGGTCAACCAACCGCAAACCGCGGCCAATGATTTGCTGCAACAAGCGAACTGATTCAGTTGCCCGCAAGATGGCAACAACGTCAACGTGTGGCGCGTCAAATCCAACTGTCAGCACTGAAACATTCACAAGGTATTTAAACTGGCGTTTTTTAAAACGCTCTATAATTAACTCCCTGTCACTCTTGCTCGTGTTGCCGTGGATAATCTCGCTGTTTTCTTTTGGCAGAGACTCCATAACTTCATAAGCATGTGCAACAGTTGCTGCAAATATAATAACGCCATTTCTTGCGTATGACTTTTGCACAATGTCAGCAACAATAAATGATGTCAGCCTACCCTTGCCTTCAAAGACCTGCTCAACATCCCGGGCGTTAAATTGGCCGCGACTGTTTAACTCAAGATGTTCTGCATCGTACCCGGCAACATGATCAAGGTCTGCATGTGGCGGCGTTAAAAAACCGCGCTCAATTAACTCGTGCGCGTCAACTCGATAAAGCAGCCTTTGATAAAACGGATCAATACATTCAGTTTCATGCATTGGCTTTCCGTCTTGGTCGTATGCGTAAATATATCCGGTGCCAAGCCGATACGGGGTGGCTGTTAACCCTAAAACCCTAAGCTTAGGATTTCGCTGTCTTATCTGCTCAATAATCTTTTTAACTGTTGGAGTTATGCCGTCACCCTCATCAATAATGACGCAGGCAAAGTTAGCACCAAACTTTTCTATGCTGTTTCCGACAGTTTGCGGCGTACCAAACACAACATTATGACGCAGACACTTTTCAATACTGGCGCAGTAAACTGATGCAGGTAAACCTGTGGATAAATACTTTTCCCTGTCTTGCTCAACTAATTCTTTTGATGGCGCAAGTACGAGCGTTTTCTTCCCGGTGTTTTCTTCCAGCCATTTAGCAATCAGCGCAATGATAAAAGACTTGCCTGCCCCGGTTGCCAAATCCAAGACAGCCGGGTCAATGCATTTTTTCATCCAGTCAATAGCCGCATCAACTGCGGCCTGTTGATAATCCCGGGCTTTCATTATTTTACAACCCAGTAAGATGATTCTTTGCCGCGATATGATTCAAGGTCAGCATCTGGCAGCAAGTCTTTAACTGCTTTCGCGTATGCGATACTTCCCTGACGCTTTGCTAGGGTGACGTTTAGATCTCCAATCTTTCCGCCAGCTCCATTGGTAGCATCAACTAACGCTTGCTTTGCTTCCTCAAGCTCGTTTTCTGCAACCTCAAGCGCAGCCTTAGCCATCTTAAAGCGCTGAACCAACATTCCGCCATCGATGTAGCGCCATGCGTTTTCAGGCTTGCGCTCATCAAGATACTCATCATAAAAAGCCTTTAGCTGTGGCAGAGTCGTTTCAATAAACTCAGTATCAAGGTTGATGCGCTGTAAAAAATCACCATAAGGCGACCATTGGTAAAAGTCGCACCACATACGGCCAGTGCAAAAAAGCTGATACTGCATCTGGGCGTAATAGTGAGGCTGTTCGCCAATTTCTTTAAAACCTTCACCCTGATGGCGCATGCCGTACGGACATTTAATTTCTATCAACCCGTCATCGCCAATCAAGCCATCTGGTGAAGCGCCAAGCCATTCAAAGTCAGGATGCACAATAAAACCGCACTCAATAACTTTATTGTGCTGCATTTGATAATCGGTCAGCGCATTTGGCTCGTTAATCGTTCCGTATTCTGTTGCCACGTTGCCAGTAAACTCTGACGGTTGCCCGTGGTAATCTCTGACCATTCTACGCATTACATCTGTGCGACTTGCAAAAGGTGACAACCCAAGAATTGCGCCTATTGCGCTCCCAGTGATTCTGTTTGCCCGGGCTTCAAACCATTCAACGCTACGCTGCTCCATAAGTACCTCCAAGAGTAAAGGCGCATCCTTGCGCCTTGTTATTGTTAGAATCCCAAATCATCTTCGTGAATTGCAGGCGCAGGTTCGGCAACAACTGGCACAGGCTCTGGCTTTTTCAGTGGTGAAACAGCGCTAACCCAGTTGCCGGTTGCTTTGCCTGTGCCGTCGGTCTTGTCGATTTCCCAGACTTTCAGCAGCAATGCCATTGGCTTGTTCATCAGGTGTTTTTGCAAATCCTGATCACCAGGCTCTGCAACCTTCAACAATCCACCGCCAGCATTCACAGCAATAGCTGCCAGCATCTTTTTGGCTTTGTCTGACTTTTTCTTGTCAGCATCTTTCACCCGGACTTTCTGAAAAATCTTACGGCCTTTAAACTCGGCTGGCATTAACACATTCCAGCGTAGTGAAACATACTCAACACCTTCGTAGCTATCCCACTTTGATTCATCAATCGCGGCTTTAACTTGTGTGCCGTCAGGGATTGGAGCCATATCTCCGCCACCTGATTCAAAGCTGCCAGTAGTGTCTAACTTTTCGTTGCTATCTGATAAATTCCAAAAAGACATATTATTCACCTTTCAAAGTTGGTACGTAGTTAACAAATGGGTTTTTGCCGTGTGGCACATCTAATGGCTCAGTAATGCCAAAACGATTTTTACTAACGTTTGCCGCGGTAGTGTGGCAGACAGCAATGCGGTTGCCGCTGCTAATCGCCTTTTTGCGCTCGCCATCGCCTGTGGTAAACGTTTCAAGGCGCAGATAGGCAACTAAGTCAACGTTATCAACGTAGTGCGGAACACTTTTCTTGTGCATCCGCAATTCATAGCGGCTATACGGGTCTTCATCAGGCAGCTCAATAGTTGTCACATCGCTATGAGCAATAAACACAACATGCATGCCGCGTTGCTCATTCAGCATTTTTGCAGCCTTGCGAACACGACCATGCAAAGCTGACACTGCACCGTACCCGGCACCATAGCCGCCGTTTGCTTGCGCCAGGCTCTTAGGCTTTTTCGGGTCAGTCTCGATAACATACTCAGAAAACAAAGTCTCAAGCTGAGTTACCGAGTCAACAACGACTGTTTTGTAATCGTGCTCATCTTTAATGAGAGCGGTTAACTGCTCCCACAACTGGTCAACCTTAGTTACCACCGGGAAAGCATCTGGTCGAATCTCTGCAGGCACAGCCTGCAAGCCATCTTCAATGCGGATAAAAATTGGTTTTGGAAATGTTGCGGCTAACGTTGTTTTGCCTGTTCCTGCATCACCTGTGATGGTAGCAATAACTGGGCGGTCTTGCGGTTTAGTGACTGTTGATAGCAGTGACATGATTGTCCTCCTCTTTTCTCTCTCAACGAGGCAAATAATTACACATGACTTTTATAGTGTCAACACTATCTAACGAAAATAATTGCGACAGTAAGCATAAACGTTTACTATGCTTACTATCTTACTAGGGAGACAACCAATGCTTACTATCGAACAAATTAAAGAACACCTAAGAGATCGCAACTTGTCAGCAGTGGCAAGAGCTACCGGCCTTACCAGGCAAACAGTGGCGGCAATCTATAACGGCACAGCCTGCAAGCCATCTTATGAGACAGTTAAATTGCTGAGCGACTACTTAGAGGGGAAGCTTAATGGCTAACCAATTCGACTATTTAGAAGCTGGCTTTAAAGTTTTCGGCTTGCTCGGGAAGCTAGACCATGACGGCAGCGAGCTGCCAGAGAAGCAGCAGTTCAAAAAACCGTATAGTAGCAACTGGCAGCACACGCCTGATTGGTCTGACGAGCAGCTAGAGACAATGCAGGAAATGGGGCAGTTTGATACTGGGTTTGGCGTGTTGTGTGATGGCTGGATCATCATCGACATTGACCCTCGCAACGGCGGCACATTAGAAAGTGTTAGCCATTGGTATGACGAGTCAGGTTTTGTTGTTAAAACTGGCGGCGGGGGCTGGCACATCTATTTTAAATCACCTGGCGGCGCTTTTTTGCAGCATTTGGATAATTACCCGGGCATTGACTTTAAAACCACTGGCTATGTCGTTGGTTCAGGCAGCATGCATGCGTCAGGCTCATGCTATGAAGACGAGTCAGGAAGTCCGCACAATGTTGGTGATGCGCCATCTGATTTACTGGCTGCACTGAAAAAGCCTGACACTTACCGCGCTTTGACAAATGATGGCCCAGTTGATGTTAGCGTTGCAGATATTGAGTTGATGCTTTCACACATCAGCCCAGATTGTGATTATGACCAGTGGATAAAATGCGGCATGGCAATCAATCAAGTGCTTAACGGTACCGGGATTGATGTTTGGGATAAGTGGAGCGCTTCAGGTGAAAAGTATACCGGGTTCGACGCAATACAAAGGCATTGGCACAGCTTTGGCAAATCATCAAACCCAGTAGGGCTTGGAACCTTAATTCACTACGCAGAGCTTGGCGGGTATCAGCAGTCTGTTACTTTTGAAACTGACTTTGAGCTAGACGAAACTGACGATGCTCCGCCATCCGTTGACCTTTTGCGCCCTCCTGGATTTGTTGGCGATTTAGCAAAGTGGATTTCTGGACAGTGCTTTTTCCCACGGGAGCATTTAGCGGTTGCTGCCGCTCTGAATGTTGTGTCTTCAATTGCCGGGATGCGCTATCAAGACCAGACCGGGATAACAGCAAACATATTTGCTTTGTGTGTGGCTGGCTCAGGAACCGGGAAAGAAGCCATTCAGCAGGCTTACGCCGAATGCCTAAGAGCCGCGGGGATGAGCGCTGCATTGCATGGCCACATCAAGTCAGAACAAGAAATTATCAGAAACTTTGTCAGGCATCAGGCTGCATTTTACTGCATTGATGAGTTTGGTATGTTTCTTAAAACTCTTGTGTCATCAGGAAGTAAAGGCGGTGCCGCCTATCTTGAGGGCGTTGTTAAAATTCTTTTGTCAGCATTCACGAAAGCGAACGGGTATTTGCAGGTTAGCGGCGACCTGAAAGACACCATGAAAACTGACATCAGAAACGAGCTTGCCGCTTGCTACAAAAAGATTGATGCGAATGAAGACCAAAGCGGAAAGCTTCAATCCCGGGCTGAACGCCTGCAATCATCCTTGCGCGATATTGATAACGGCATTAAAAACCCATTTGTTAACCTGCTGGGGTTCACAACCCCGGTCACGTTTAACGGCCTGATCAGCTTCGACATGGCAACAAATGGATTTATCGGTCGTTCAATCATATTCAACGAGCATGAGACAAACCCAAAACCAAACAAAAACCGCGGTCAGCGCGGATTGCCGATGAATCTTGCTATGCAGCTTGCAGCAATGCGCGGAACAGGAGAATCAGAAGAAGGCTCAAGAGTTGAGCATTTAAGTGAAGTCGCAACCATTGGTGACACTCAAGACGCAAAAAAGCTGTTAGCTGAAGCCGCGGAGCACTTTTGGCAATTAGCAGAAGATGCGAAAGACTTCGGGCTTGAAGCAATACACCGACGCGGTTACGAGCTAACTGCAAAGATAAGCCTTATTTTGGCCATTCCTGAGGGCGTGAGAACTTTATCTCATGTCCAGTGGGCGTACGAGCTGGTAAAGCGTGATTGTGCATCCAAAATGCGTTTAGCGCGTTCTAATGATGTTGAAAAGGAAAGCCCGTCCGAATCCGTAGCTGTTAAAATTGAACAATTCCTAACAGCAAGCGCAGAGCCAGAGACTGAGGGCGTCATTGTAAATCGCTGTAGACCTCACAGAAAAGAGCTGGTTGCTCAGGTTCTTGAAAAAATTGTTAACAGCGGAAGGGTAAAGTTGATTGAGTCAAAGCATGGCAAGACCGGGAAAACGGTCAAGAAGTACCAGGCGGCATAATTTGACGAAAAGGCGCGAAAGCGCCTTTTTTATTGGTTCCGCTAAATAGCGAATAGGATAGTGAGTATAGTAACTATTCTTTAAGTTTATGATATTTATAAGTTTTTTACGACAAATAGTAAGTTAGGCTAAATAGTGAATAGTGACCCCCTTTTAGATAGATAGTGATTATGGATACCCCCTTATATACATACAAAAAGTTGGTAGGAGATACCCCTATATATACTTTTATTAATATATATATATATATATATATATATAACTATCTTACTATATATCTATTTAAGGCATTAAGTGATTGATTTTATTAAGGTTTTACAATAGCGATAAATAGTTATTACATAGCGTTAACAAAAATATATGCAAAAAACCACTTGCACCCATAAACCAGTATGCTATATTTGAATCATACAGCGCAGGGCTGATTAACCGGAGAAAGAAAAATGCTAAAAGTAATCTACGACCACAAAGAATTAAGCCACCTGGAATGGGAGCATGACGAGTTTATCCGCCTTGTACACCGTGGCGACATCAGAGTGCCGGACGCATACCAGCGCAAACTGGTTTTGTTTGGTGTTTTTAAGATTAAGTTTTGATACTTTTTAATTGGGAGTGGGAAAAATGAAATACACAGCAATCTTGAAAAAGTACAACAACTTTATGCACGGCTCGCCACAACATGCGGCTCACGAGGCCGCAACTTACCAGAGCAGCCCTGAGCTTTTTTATCAGGCGCAATTTGTTGTTGTTGGCGAAACGCTATGGAAGAAAACTCCAAAGCTGACAACTGGCGTAATTAACCAGCGCACCATTGGCGGAAAGTGGGAGTTATGCAAGCTGGCAAGCGCTGATGCGATTGATACATACCTTGGCAGAATTGGAGCTGTTACAGCTGATTTTCGCGGCGGTCCACGCTTTGCAAAATAACAATCCGCAGCCAGTCGGTTGCTGGCAATCATTTGGAGTTTATTAACATGAAAAAACGTTACGCAGTTTGGGGCAAAGACGAAACTTACCGCTGGCTCTGGCTGGCTTGTTTGGTGGCTGGTGTTGAGGCGGCTAAACATCGTTATCAGCAGGATAGGCAGGCAACCAAATGAAACCAATCGCAGAATTAATAAAACAATACGGCACACAGCGAAAACTTGCTGAGGCCATGGGTACGAATCAGGGTCAAGTGTCTGCATGGTTGCTTTATGGCGCACTGGTAGAGCCTGACGGCGCTGTGTGGGTTAAGCGGCGCAAAGGTGTTGATGGTTTAGAGTTATTTGTGGAGGGTGAAAATGCTACACCGCAACCTTAAAAACAAAATTGCAAACGGCTTTGTGCGATTGGAAGAGTTAAAGCCGAACTCGCGTGAACTGGCTAAGCGGTTATTGGCAAGCGGGGCGCTTTATGTTGATGGCAAGGGTTATTTGAAGCTTAATGGGGTGGAGTGATGAGCTACGACAACAACTACCTGCACGACCATTTAGCTGACCGGTTCGCGCAATACGACGCAAAGCACGAAGCGTTAACGGCGCAAATACGCGCAGAATTGAAGCTGAGCGACTTTACCCATGAAATTGAAGTGGATGCCAGTCTGAACGATAAAATCTGCCACAGCCTCACGCAGGCGTTTTTAACTGGTGCCGATTGTGGCGCTATCTTGCACCAATACGCCAACGATTGGCTGACTAGTCATGCGGAAAGTTTGGCAGCTCGTAGGTTGCAGGGTGGCGGCAGTGATTAGCGTCGGCCGCATAACGAGAGCCGATTGCGAGCCATTCATAATCGGCATTCACTACGCTAAGCGCTGGCCGTCAATCAGCTACGCTTTCGGGTTGTTTGATGGCGATGAGCTTATCGGCGTCTGCGCTTACGGTACACCACCAAGCGCACCTCTTCGCCGTGGTATAGCTGGCGATGAAAACATCGGCATTGTGTTAGAGCTGAACAGGCTTTGCTTAAAGTATAACCGCAAGAATGAAGCATCAAAACTTGTTGGCGCATCCCTGAAAATGCTTCCTAAGCCGTCAATTGTGATTAGCTTTGCTGACACTGAGCAGCAACACAAAGGCATAGTCTATCAGGCTTGCAATTTCACCTATCACGGATTGAGCGCGAAGCGCACCGACTGGAAAGTGAAAGGGCTTGAACACCTTCACGGACAGACTATTGCCGACCAGTTCAGGGGCGTTAAAGACAGAGCGGCTGCAATCCGTGAAAAATACGGTGACGATTTTTACTTACAAGACAGGCCGAGGAAGCATCGGTATATTTTTATAAATGGCAGCAAGGCCGATAAGAAGAGGCTTTATTCAGCAGTAAATTATCAACAAGAGGCTTACCCGAAATGAGCAAACAAAGCGCGGTCCTAACCCTGTGCCTAGCCCGCCATATCGCTAGGCTAGAAGGACGAAACGAAGCAATCGCAATTACCAAAGCGGCAAGACGCATTCGTGACGAAACCAAAGATAGAGCGCTATACGAGCTTGTCAAGATGTACAGCGGCGACATTGCGCCAGCTACGGTTGACGGAAAGCGGTTAACGGGCGATAAGCTTAAGGTTATGAGTGTTGCTAAATTGGAGAGCGGCATGCGTACTTATGGCGCGCTTTGATTTGCTTGTTGGGTATGTTTGAACTAATATTAAATTCCGCGCTGCACCTTATCTCGCCAATGAGAATTGGCTCCTTTTAACTATTGGAGCTATGAAATGAATAAACCCACATACGAAGAATTGCAGGCAAAGCGAGACGCACTGGCCGCGCAGGTTGAGGTGTTGCGGGCGTCAATGTCTGACGCTGTTAAAATGCACAAAGCTGAAGTATTTACGAAATCAATGTGGGAAACTGCTTTTGATGAATTTGAAATGCTGCTTGAGCAAACACCATCCGCCTGTCTCGCGCAGGTGCTGGCTGATGCTTTCAAGTCAGGCTTTTCAAAAGCAAAAGCAGTGTACGGATGCGAGCTTGGGCATTGTGCAACAGATTTGAATGAATGGGCCGACCAATACGCCGAACGCATCTTGCAGGAGGTGGTTTAATGGCGTTCATATATTTACCATCTGTCTTGGTTCGGCCGTACAAGATTTTTGGGATACCATTGTTTGTTGTCGAATCTGTAGGCACTGACTACGATACTTATCGAGTCTATCAAATTCAGCATGGTTGGTTTAACAGCCCGGTGTTGGCAGGCATCTATGCAGAACAATTGAAACAAGGCGGCGCAGAATGAAAATCCGCATACACAAGGCAAACACTGACAGAGCTATTGCATCGTTCTTTGATTTTCCTGTGTGTGGCGTGAATAGATTGGCGGATTATATTGATGAGTTGAGGCAGGCGGCGATTTGGAACAGCAACAACTAGCCCACACCAGTGGGCTTTTTTCATTCTGTGATATGGGCTATACTTGCGGTAACGGGGCTGTGCCCTTGAGAGCAGAGGCAGTGCCTAAATGACCGCAAAAATGGGTAGACCAACAGCATTTACAGAGGAAATAGCGCAAGAGATTTGCGAGCGCTTAGCAGCAGGTGAGAGCCTGAACGCAATCTGTAGAAGCGACAACATCCCGCACAAAGTAACCATCATGCGCTGGCTTCTTTCTGACCAAGAAGTATATGCAAACTTTCGCAACCAATACGCCCAAGCCAGAGAGATTCAATACCAGTTTATGGCTGACGAAATCATTGATATTGCTGACAACGCAAGCAATGACTGGATGGAAAGAGAAGATCCAAATAACCCGGGCTTTGCATTTAATGGCGAAGCTGTTGCTCGGTCAAGGCTGCGAGTCGATACCCGCAAATGGTTTATGTCCAAAGTCTTACCTAAGTTTGCAGACAAGCAAGAGAAAGAGCCGGTTGATAATGACAAGCTCTATGATGCTTTAGCAAACCTAATCGACAAACTACCAAACTAATGCAAACAGGCAACCTGCAACTAGACCGCCAGTTGTCACGATGGTATGAACTAAAAGACCATCCAGTGCAGCTTAACCTGCTGACTGCCGTCATGCGCGGCGTCAGGTTCCCACTTGTACCTGCTGGCCGTCGAAGCGGCAAAACAGAGCGATTCAAGCGCTTTCTAGTCAAACAAGCTAACAAGATAGTTGGTCAATACTTCGCTGCTGCACCGACTCACCCGCAAGCTAAAAAGATATTCTGGCAAGACCTGCTCGACATGACGCTGAGTTGCACTCATAAGCGCAAGCCGAACATCAGCGACCTGATTATCTACATGAACAACGGTTCAGAAATTCATGTTATCGGGCTAGATAAGCCGCAGCGCATCGAGGGTATTCCTTGGGTCGGCGGCGGCATTGATGAGTTTGCCGATATTAAAGCGGACGCATGGGAAGCTAACATTTACCCTGCATTAAACACAGTTAATCCAACGCGCCCAGCCTATCAGGCGTGGTGCTGGCTTCTCGGTGTGCCTGATGGGTTAAACCACTATTACGACCTGTGCGAAAAGGCTAAAACAGGCATTAGCGCTGAATATGAAGTCTTTCACTGGATGACTGAGGAAATATTCCCTGAGATGGCAGCTAAGGCAAAGCAGATAATGTCTTGGCGTCAATATAACCAGGAGTTTCGCGCAGCGTTTGAAACTGCATCCGGTCGGATTTATGACGGCTACAGCGAAAAGAATTACACCACTGAAACCATTCTTCCTCATGAGCAGCTCTGCTGGATGCACGACCAAAATTTTACGCCTTTATCAAGTGCGATTGGAGTTCGCCGCGGCGAGAAAGGCAAGGATTTATACCTACTGGATGAAATCGTTTTAACCAGCGCAGTGTCGCGCCAATCCGCTGAAGAGTTTGTTGAGAAGTACAAGAGTCACCAAAACAAAAAGGTTTTGATTTACGGCGACCCTGCGGGCAAGGCAGGAGAGAAGCACGGTCACAAGTCAGACTATAACGACATTGAGGACGTGCTAAGGTCTAACGGCTGGAAGTTTGAGCGCAGAGTAAAGGCGGCGCATCCAGCAATTAAAGACAGGCAAAACGCGGTAAGGGCTAAGATTTGCACGGCTGACGGCGTCGTGTCGCTCTACGTCAACCCAAAGACGGCTGAGTGGTGCCATAAGGGTTTATCGACTGTGCAGCTGCAGCAAGGTTCGACATTTCAAGAAGACCAGAAAAACCAGTATCAGCACATTACAACGGCAATTGGTTACATGGTTGATTTTGAATGGCCAGCGCATACTACGCCACTTGCAACAGGCGTTAAATTTGGCAGATAGCAAAACTCGCATGCTATCATTGCACTTTAAAAACCAAAGGCAAAAAAATGGATGAGTTACTAAATCAGGTGGAGCAGCGACAAGTTTTGCTTGGCCGACTCGCTGCTGGGCTGCTGAAGGACAAATCAAAGCCTGCGCTGCTAAAAGCTTACAGAGTGACTAGGCGGATATTGCTAGAGCATGGGCCAATAACAAGCATCACAAAGCTTAAAAAAGTCACGGCAGAAATACGCAGGGAAGTGATCGCAATTAGCGCGTCGTCGTGGGTTGAGATTACAAAAGAGCTTGAGGATATTGCGGCTTATGATACGGACGTATTCGCAGAAATTCTAATTGCTGCGCTGCTTATCAGCCTGAACATTCCAGAAAAAGAAAAGCTGATTAACGGCATAGACAGGTCAGTTATCAGCCTCAAGCAAGGCCAGAGAGTTGATGCGGGAACATGGCAGCAGTTCACCAGCGCTTTCGATGAGTCTGTAGTTGATCGCTTTAACAGCACTGTTAGCTACAGCTACAACCAGGGTGAAACGCCAGAGCAGGCCGCTTCACAGGTTGGAATTATTGCCAGCGGCGCACTTCTTCTTGGTGCAGAGGCGCTAATTAGAACAGGACTGCAGCACTACACAGAGCAAGCAAGAAAAGCGCTATTTGCAGCAAACGCTGGCGAGCTAGCCCGTGAATATCCAATAGTCACTTTCGATAGCAGAACATCCGCTACATGCAGAGGCATCAGAAGAGACTACAAGGCCGGCTGGCCGGTTGGTAAGTCGCCTATTGGTTATCCGCCATACCATTGGAATTGCAGGACTATAGTTGTCGCGCTGCCGAGCAAGGCAAAGGTTGGCGATATCAAAGAAGCTGAACAGCCCAAAGATGGCGAAACGATTTACGATAGCTGGCTGAAAAACCAACCTGCCGGATTTATCGAGGCGACGCTGGGAAGTAAGAGCGCTGAGCTGTTTCAGGCCGGCAAACTGTCAATCAGTCAGTTTAACGACCTATCCGGCAGGCCGTTAAATTTGGCGCAGCTCCGTACACTTGATGGCGGTTGATTTGGTTACGCATAACCGTCTATACTTGACAAAACTTTTCGAGGCTAAACCATGCCGTTAGAAACAATATCTCGCCACCCTGAATCGGCTGAAATGCTGCCTGAAATTGTTAAGATTCGTGATTGCGTGAAGGGTGCCGCATTCGTAAAGGCTAAAGGTCAGCTTTACCTTCCGCATCCGTCCGCGCTTGATACCAGTTCGACTGAGGCCCTTTTGCGTTATAACCAATACAAATCAAACGCGCAATTTCAAGGCATCCCAAAGCAAACGCTGCGTACATGGATTGGTAAAATCGACCCTGAAAAAACACAGGTTGAACTGCCTGAGCGAATCGACTATCTACAAGGCGACATTGACGGCGATGGTCTGAAGCTGAAAAACGCCATTAGCCAAACGCTTGCTAATATCTTGGCTGTGAAGTGGCACATTCTGGTTGCCGATTATCAAGGGCTGACAGTAGAGAACCAAAACGACGTATCTATTGCCGACATTAAAAAAGCCAAGCCTAGAGCCGTGATTAAGCAATACACGCGAGAAAACGTGTTCAACTGGTATTTTCAGCGCGTTAATAACGTCATGCAGCTGTCTTACATCCTGCTGCGCGAAGAGCTGGAAAGCTTCGACCCAGACTCGATGATGCGGACAAAGTACAATTCATACTTGGCACTGGCGCTGGATGAAGAGGGCAATTATTACCAGCAGCGTTTTGATGATTATTCAGACGGTCGAGCGCTAAAGGTTGGTGAGCGCAATTATGCAATGGTTGGCGGCTCTCCTCTGAAGTGGCTACCTGTAAGCATCGTGATTGATGAGCCGCAACAGGCCGGAACTATGCCGATGGAGCTTGGCTATCTGTCGCCAATCGTTGATTTAACCTTGCACAACCACGTTATCAGCGCTGATAAGATGGAAACTCTGAACGCTGGTAAGCCAACGCTGAACTATTATGGTGTTGACGAAAACGCGTGGGAGACTTTCAAGACTGTGAATAATCGCAGCTATGTCGCCACCGGCTTAGCTGTCAACTTGTGGTCAAAAGAAGTTACAGCAGAATACGTCAGCGCGCAGAATGACATTACCGGCTATACCGAAACAATGCGATCCAATGACGACGAGATGCGATCATTGGGCGCGTCATTCCCTACCGACTCAACAGTTGACAAGACGGCAACAGAGGTAGACACAGACAGCGCAGAGCAATCAGCGCGATTAACCGTTGCCGCCCAGTGTGTCGAAGATGCGTGGCGCTTTATGCTGCTTTGTTGTGGAATGTTTGAAGGTTTATGGCAGCAGGATGGCGTTGAGCAAAACGCTGACCAGGTTGTTATCACGCTTAACAAAGAGTTCAGCAAGCGCGAAATGCCACCACAGAAAGCGCAGCAGGTGCTGGCCGCAATCGCTCAGGGCGTACTGTCACGCGATGAGGGTCTGAAGATTTTCGTAAACGGCGGGTGGACTGTCACCGAATACGATGAGCTTGTTGCAGAAATGGACTCCGGCGGCGGAATGACGCTGAATTTGCAAGGTAACACGTAACCGTTTAAACTAACAAAGCGCAGGCTGTGCTTGCGCATGGATGATAACTAACTGAGGGCTGTGCCTGATGGCTGATTTAACGCAAGAACAATACGAGCAATTACCAGAATTTATTCGCGGTGATTATGCTCAAGACGGTGAAGTATTTAAACCCGTTGGCGAGCTTAAGGCGTTGAAGCTGAAAAACTCACTGAACGAGCTTGACAATAAATACAAAGAGACGTCTGGCAAGCTGAGCGAGTACGAAAAGCGCCAAGCTGAAAACGCGGCAGAGGCAGAGCGTAAAGCGCTGGAAAAGCTGAAAGCTGAAGGTAAGGTTGATGAGCTATTAGCCGACCAAGAGCGCAGGCATGGCGAGACAGCAAAGCAATATCAAGACCGCATTGATGCACTGACTAACAAAGCCAAAGCCAGCGCAAAATCATCAATCGTTAGCGACTTATCGGCATTCGCTACCGATAGCGGCAAGGCCGCATACAAACGCCTGATTGATTCAATGGTCGATTACGACCCTATCACAGGCGAAGAAATTTACTACAACGTTGACGGCAGTGCCAGCAGCGTTAAAACGCGGCAAGAATTCTTTGATGAAGTGATCGCAAAGAGTGATATTTTCCAGCCGCTGATTAAGGCCAAAGCACCGACAGAAGGCATTGGCAACGCAAGAGGCAACGGCGGTAATGGTGGCAGTGCCCCAGACGCAAATGCAAAAGCGGAAGCAGCCAAGAAGAAAGGCGACTTACGCGGATATTTAAACGCAGCATTTAACAATACAAACTGAGGTATAAACAATGGCAACACCAATTACCAGCGGCCTTTTAGCGGCAGCTTTGAACGACAAAGTTATCAACGAGGCCTTTGATATTGCCCGCAGCAATCGCATTGGTATTTTATCATCTGTTTCTATGGGTCGGCCGCGCCAAGCTTATGACGGTTATAAGATGGGCTGGCTGGATATGCGCGTTGACGCTACTTCTGCGGCTACATCTGCATCCGTATTAGTTGGCGCTACGACCATTCCAGTTGCTGCCGGTACTGGCGCACGTTTCCGCGCAGGTATGACGTTATCGCCAACCGGCTCGCAAGAAGTTATCTTGGTAACTGCGGTTGCTGGTGACAACTTGACTGTTGTTCGTGGTTTCGGCGGCACCACTGCTGCTGCGTTGACTTCTGGTCAAGTGTTAACGGTTGACTCTGTAGGTCGTGAAGAAAACTCACTGGCGGCAGTGGACGATATTTTCCAGCCTGAGTCTGTGGAAAACTTCTTCCAAACAATGGACACCGCTCTGGATTTCTCACGCCGCGCACTGTCCACCCTGCAATTCGGCAACACTAACGACCTGACTTTTCAAGTCGCTGAACGTGTACGCCAGTTAGCTATCCAGTTAAACCGCGCCTTGGTACGTGGTCGTCGCGCTTCTGTTCAGATTGGCGGCAAAGACACCACTTACACCGGCGGCTTACGTTTCTATTTAGACCAAGCTGGCGCAGTCAAGGTTGACAACGCCGCTGCTGCGTTAACGCTGGACGCAATCAACGCAGTAAACGCTGAGATTATCGCTCGTGGCGGCTCAAGCAATACGATTGCTGTAGGCATCAAGCAAGCGCGTAAACTGTCTGCTTTAGTGTCTGCCAACTATGACAGCCAACGCTTAGCTGAGTGGCAAGCTGATGCCGGTTCAGTGTTAACCCTGCCGTCTGACCTGCCATTAATCGGTAACGTTAACCGCATCGTAGTTGATACTAACTTGGCTGATGACGAACTGATGATTTTCGACTCAGGCATGATTTCAGTCGTTCCGATGAATGCTAACAACGCAGACGCTTCAGGCGCATGGCGTACACTGGATGCAACTCAGAAAGGCCAAGACGGTCAATCTGTGCGCGTTCTGGGTGACTTCGCTGTTGAGTTCCGTCAGTCTAAGACTCATGCGGCTCGGATGCTGAACATTGGTTAAGTTTGTTCTTGCTGCGGATAAGTGCTTACTTGTTCGCAGCAGTCTTGTTCGGTTAGAGGCTGGCGAGACTGAAACAAACGATGACGACTTGATCAAAGCGCTGCGGAGTGCGTTAGACGTCGATGAGGTCAAGCCTAAAAAGACCAAATCAGAACCCGCTTAATCGCGGGTTTTTCATTATAAGGGGTTGCTAATATGTCGCGTTATACCAGTCAGATTGAAATTTCATTCGGTACAAATCAAGACGAGCGAGCCATAGTTCCAGACTCAACAGCTTCTGTTGTCGTTGAATATTGGACAGGCGTTTCATGGGCTGCTGATGTCAGTTCACCCGTAACCAAGCCAACAACGATTTACACGAAAGGATTACGTGTCCGCCTAACGCCAACAGGCGGCGGTTTTCTCATCGAAGAAGGGGAAGGCTTATGAGCTTAATTGGAAGAGGTGGTGCGAGCGGCGGGGCTTCTAGCGGTGGAATGCCGTCCGGCTACGAATACAAAGTTGACGCAGGCTCCGGCAGTTTACAGCTGTGGAAAGGTGCTGAGCTGATAGCGACTCAAAATTCAGATGGCAGTTGGTTTAAAAGCTCTGTTTCTACGGGCGTTGGCTCTTTGCACTTGGGCGGAGGCGACTCTTCAGACCCAGCACATTCTGTTAGCTCTATCGGTCAGAATTGCGGGTTTAAAAATGAAGCGTTCAACGCAACACCAGAATCTGCTGTTGTCTGGTTCCCACCATGGCAGGGTTTAACTGCTGACATAGGCACAGAATACCCTGCGACGTACTTAAAGTTTGAAGCTCTGCAAACGGCTCTAGCCCCAAACGGAATCGCTGTGGACACAGAAGCCCTTTATGACTTCACCACAACAATGACAGCAAATACGTGCATAGCCTCTGTAACAACAAAAGCGCGTGAGGCTTATTCTGGAAAGATAACTAACATTATCCGTAGTCATCCTAAAGGTGTTGATTTGCATGTAAGCAGCCGGGCAATCACCGTAACTTCTGGCCAAGAGTTTACTATCGAGTACCCTGCTTTATACTTTGCTCGTAACGGCGATCAGTTACGGCTAATCATGCAGAAAGAAGATGGTCAGCCGCTGAAGGTGTGGCGCGGCTCGATGAATAGCAAACCTTGGCGCACATTGAGAGCTAGAGTGTTTAGCGATGTGCGATTGGATGAGAAGGCTACTCAATCAGTTGATGGCTTGATGCGGAAAGAAGATAAGCTGAAGCTGGATAACACCCCTCAAGGAGATGTTACCACCGAGTATTTCCGCAGTTTTGATTTCCAGTACGCCCCGCCAGTGGCTGGAGCAGTAATCAATGACATTACATTCTCATCAGTTACCATACAACAGAATGCGCTGTCATCTGAGGCTGGGCACTTTGGGGTAATGAGCTATAAAACAAACGGCACCTCTGGAGGGTATTTTTCTGGAGTTATTGCTTCAAACCTATATCCTATCGGCAGTGAGTTGTCAATCGTTGCTTACCTTAAGACGCCCCCATCACTCGCCGCCGGTCAGGTGACGTCAGTCGGTACTCTTATCAATACTAATTCCCTGCTAAATCGCAGCGGCTTAATTATCGAAAACGACAAGGCTTTTGGTGGCTCCGTTATAAATGGAACAGCTACAGAAACCGGCAGCACGTACACATTGGCGGTGGATACTTGGTACATTGCCAAATATGAGCTACTAGCTGATGATAAGTTTAAAGTAACTCTTTTTAGTGACGCCGGCGTACAGCTTTACACTTACAATAGCACAGGTACAACTTACAGGGGCACTATAGCCAGCACATGGTTTGGGATTAAGCAGCAGGCGACTAGCACAGCCAGCAACGTCGAGATGCCGAAAATTGACTTGATCGAGTTTAAAGCAAAGGTTAACTCTACCAGGGTTAAAGTTTAATACGGTAATGTCTCGCACCGATAAGCGCGACAATTAAACAAGGAAAAAGTATGTTTAAGAGAATCGTAAAAGTAGCGATCCCCGCTAACGTGAATAACATTTCACTACCTTCCGGCACACACAAAACCGCAGATATCTCTGTCAGTAGTGACGGCGAAGGCTTTCCGATTAAGTTCACTCACAGCGCAGCTAATCCGCAACGAATTGACTTCGCAGCAGCAGCGACAGTTCGGAAAGTGATTATCACGGTCAGTCAAGAATATCCGTTCAACACCGACCACATTCAGAAGTTTGGTCCTCGCGCTTTTTTGCCAAACAAACAGTACCAATCCGGCGAGATGGTGACGGCTTACGGCGGCGTTTACATCTGTGATAAGGACTACAACAACGGAGCGCAAGTTTCTATCCGCGACCTGCTGCCGCTATCAACACCGGCCGGCGTTGTTGTATACACTCCATTTGACACCATGGGTGAAGGCTGGTGGCGCTGTGACGGTAGTATGATTAACGCGCCTTACAGTAAACTGCATGGTTACTATACTGTTGATATGCGTAATAAATACGCTTCTGGCGGCAACTACAATAACAACATTCCCGCTGGTGGGCAGATGGGCAGTTACTTCAACAACAACAACTTAGCGCTTGATGTGCGCCACCTGCCAAGCAACAGCTTCAGTGTTAGTGTATCGCAAGACCCAGCCAAGTACGCTTATTTAGACAGAGTGTTGCCACTTCCAAGAGATTGCAGCGGCGATCCTGATGGCGCAACCGACACTAACGGGAATTATCCACGCGCTTACTGGCGCGGATGGGATAACATTCAAACAAATGTAGTCATCCCACAGCACAGCCACACAGCTTCAGTTCAGTTAAACCCGCAAGGTCAAATTATGATTGACAAGCGCCCAGCGTCAGCGAACTTAAACGCATTCATTCGGTTATAAGGAAAAGTTATGGCTAACAATTATTCAAACGAGTTCAAGCTTGGTTTAGATGGTTTAATTCTAACGGTCGGCCAACCTGCATCATTTGAAGTCCCCGAGGGGGTTTTAACGGATGCCACTGTAAAGGTGGCTTATTCAGACACGTCTGGTTTTCCTCAAAGTGTAGATGCAGCGTATGAGAAAAACGGCAACATCTGGTCTTTCATTGTGCCAGTAAACTTCGACATCAGCGCGCAATCAGTGATGGTTTCTATTTCACAATCAAGAAACTTTGGCGATGACCCTGGCACAGTCAGCGCGACTGCTGTTATTAAAGCTTACGACGCCGCACCCACCGCAACCGTAACGCGGACAGCTGCAAATGAAACGAAGTTCGAGTTCGGCATTCCTGCAGGCAAGGCTGGCGACAAGGGCGATAAGGGCGATAAAGGAGATAATGGCACTGACGGAAAATCAGCTTATGAAATCGCATTAGACGCAGGCTACAAAGGCTCACATCTTGATTGGTTGAACAGCCTTAAAGGTCAGAAAGGTGATGTTGGTAATCAAGGTAAGTCAGCCTATCAAGTGGCGTTCGATGCTGGCTTTAGCGGCACTGAGGCGGAATGGCTAGAATCTCTGAAAGCTCCCGCAAATCCTGTTGGTGGCGGATACAAAGAGTTAGCTAATGGTACTCTGTGGTATTGTCGCCCTCGTTTCGAAACTCGTCGCTGTGTTATTCCTGATACTGGTTTTGGTGCCTACGATTATGAAACAGCGTACTACACCGAGAAATTCATTATCGAAGATAGTTTGTTCGAAGATCATGGTTGTTATGTAGTTCCACAGGACTCTAACATTCCACAGGACCGCTTAAGATTGCGTACCACTCGCGGTGTAAATCGTGGTGTACACAAAGCAGGCCGTTACACAAACGAATCAGGCAATACCGCGCCTTACAGTTCTACTCCAGGTATGTTTGTTGATAAGTGGGCGGAGGATTTTAAAGGCTGGTACTATGTCATGCTATCACCAGCAGAGTCAGCACAGTTTTTAACTGATGTTGACCTTGAGAAAATCGAAGTTGACGTACAACCTGTGACATTTTCCGGTGTTAATATCACTGATTGGGCTGTAGGTGGAATGACCACATACCATTTGGCTAAAGAGCAAGGTTTGCTGACACCGATTTACAAAGGCGCGTCACGTCACGTTATCCATGCCACAGGTGAAACTGTTGTTGCGTTGTGGTTCCGTGTCGGGGTCTATACCCACCGCAGCAACATTGGTGCAGACAACCATTCCTTCGACGGTATTAACGGTGAGCCTAACGGTTGGAACCTGCACGATGTTGACGTTAAATTCTGGTCAACTAACGTGGCGCAGGGGATGAAGTTCTCGGCCAAAGTTAGAAGATAACCGCATCAAATAAAACAAAGCCCTCAAAAGAGGGCTTTTCTTTTGCCACCTAATCATCCGCCGGCGATTGAAGCTTGCAAAGATAGTTGGGTTGGGCTAACCTTGCTTAATCCTCTAACGCTTGACCACAATGGCGGATAACACGATTCAGAGCGGCGGACTCCACCCGCGCAGTGCCTACCGTGTTTGAAATTGTGTAGCTGAGGTTTTTTCGCGTCCACTTTCGCGGTTTTGACCTTTTCAGCCGGTTGTGTGCCGGTAGCGACATAGCACAAGATGGCCACCTTAGCGGGTGGCTTTTTCTTTTGCGGCAAGCTACACTACCCTGCCAACATAAGGAGATTAGACATGGCAACAAGTAAGAATCCAAAAGATAAAACTGGCAACAAAAAACCAGTTAAGAAATGATTGATGAAGTCAAGGCCATTGCATTTGCTTTGGTCTTTCTTTTTAATTCTGCCGCAATAATCCCGCTAATAGCTCACGCCTTATCTGAGCTTTTTTACCAGAGCTCACTGTCACCGATATTCACAGCGCTTGCACTGTCGGCATTATTCGCTGAGCTTTCGTGCGTTCAAATCAAAATTAAATCACAAATCCGTTATGCGTTTATGTGGCTTTCTGCGGTAAATTTCCTTTGCGCTGTAGATATTTACCTCTACCCTTCACCAGACGATGTAACCATTTTCTCGACGTGCTATGCTTGGCTTGTCAACGGACTTGATGCGGTAGTCCTTTTCTATCTGCTGCCAACAGGAGGGCTGGATTTTGTCAGACGTACTAGCCTTGCTGCTTATCGGTATATTCATTTATACTAGGCTCAATAAGCTAATCAAATTCATAAGAGCTGAGCGTGACAAACAAAAACGAGCTGGTGAACGCAATAACCGACTATAGCCACACTCTAACGAGCAAGATTCTAGCGGTAGCTGGCGGGACAAGTGCAGTCAGCCATACGCGGATAGGCGATTGGTTCAGGGATGTTTTCGGCTGGTTTGCCGCGTGGCCATGGATGGAGACGCTGTCCTACATCGCCATAATCATGCTTATAATCGAGCGCGGCTTTATATTGTGGGCGTGGAATAATCGCCGCAAAAGAGGCGAAATATAATGATTCAAGTCGGCACAAACGCATATATCACCGAATCTGATTACCTCGACTATGCCAACTTGCGCGGCATCGAAGTTAAATCCGCAACACTTGAGGCTGACGTTGTTTTGTCTGCTGACTTCATCAACACTTACTATCAACTCAAAGCCGGTTACGCGTTACCAACTACTGACTTGGTGAGCATTGCGGCTATCAAGGATTCGGCACTGAAGGCTTGCGAAATGCAACAGGTTGGATTGCTAACGGTTGACCTTGCAGCCATAAAGGGCGGTATCATTGAGTCAGAATCAAGCTCAGTTGGCAGCCTATCTAGTACAGTGAAGTATCAAGCAGGCTCGACACCAACAGGCAAAGCCAGAACTCCTGCGTTAGATATGCTTCTAAGGAAGTCCGGCGCTATTCAATTCTCTAGCGGCTTGGTGAGGGTTTAGAATGAGCCTGAGCCCAGACAAGTTTAAGAAGATAGCTGACAGCCTTATTGGACAGTCTGGCAAGTTCTCATTATTCAGAAAGCCAGTTGTTTTCACGACAACCGGCGCTTTCAACTATGAAACACAATCGGCAGTGGCAGCGACTCTAACGGTTCAGATGGTAGAGACTGCCAACATGGAAAAGCCGGTTGAAAATAAGCCGCTCGCCAACAATGAGATTGAGCTTATCGGGCTTTACGCTGATTTTAAACAAGTGCCGTCAGTTGCAAACACTCGATTTACGTTTGCAGGCAAAGCATACACGCTGCTTAGTGTTGATATTGACCCAGCACAAGCAACAGTAACAGTGGTTGGCTCGATATGAGCAATTATGCCATTGAGCTTTCTGTTTTTGATTTGCTTGAAGAAACTGTTTTGCAGTATCAGAAAGAAGCGGCGATGGGCATTGGCGAGCAGCTAATTGACGAAATGCCGGTTGATACTGGTCGAGCCAGAACTAACGTGTTTATTTCGGCGCAAGAGGACAGTAACCAACAATACGCGCCTTATGTGCCATACAAAAAAGGCTCAGGCCCCAACAAGGACGAAACCGGAAACCGCTCAGCGGCAAAGGCAAGACTCAAGCAAAGCGCTGAACGCATTAAAGCGTTTGATACTGTGTTTATAGTCAACAACGCGACAGGCTCGGGCGGCGAATACTATTACGCTGGCGATTTGGATAAAGGCTCATCAGCGCAGACGCCAGCAGGCATGGTTGACCGCTCGATTGCTTTTGGCTTGATGAAAGCTGATATAATTATTGGGGCGAAACGATGAGCGTAAAGACAGATAACCTGGATAATGTTGTTGCGCTGCTCAAGGCGTCGTTACCAGTTGGGTTTGACCAGTCGCGCATTGCTTACCCGAATGGCGGGTTCGAGCGACCAACGCCGATACAGGTTGCAAATCCTATTTCTGGCGCGTGGCTTGAAGTTATAATGTCTGACGTAGCAGTAAGCACTGAAAGCCCATGCAGGCAGATTACAAGCGGGCTGCTTTCGATTGATATTTATTGGCCTAAAATGACAGGCAGCAAAGAAGCGAATAACATTGCTGCGACACTGCAAAAGGCTTTCGCTAATGAATGGCTTGGCGCGTTAAAAATCAATCTTGGCCTAATTAATGAATTTAATAACCGTGACTGGTATAACGTCAATGTCAGTTTTAATTATTTTTATGAGGAAACAGTAAAATGAGTTCACCAGCACCAACGGCCGGCATTGATCGTCAATTAACCGGCAGTGATTTTAACAGTTTTTTTGCATACCAAACCGCATATAACGTACTTAACTCGCCGTTAACGCTTATCCCGCTGCGTAAAGGGTCAGGCGGTGTTCGTGTGGCCCCAACATACGTTGAATCACCAGAGCGCCCAGCTGACCGCGAAGGCGTTGCACAAGTGCAGGACGTTGAAACCGTAGAGGGTAATTTCTCAAGCGGTGTGTCGCTTCAGTCGTTTGAGCACTTCCGCTCTGCGCTGTGTGGCGCTGCTGAGGTTGAGCTGGTAGTAACTGCCAGTGACTTTGCTGCAACTGCGACAGGCTTCACAGGCGCGTCAGGCTGGACTAATAACCTATCCATTGGCGACTGGTTTTTTGTTAAGGGCTTTGCCAATGCTGACCTTAACGCGGCTTATCGCGTTGTTAGCAAGACGCTGACGGCAGTTGTGACTTACCCTGCTCCTGTTGCGGTAGTTGCCGCTGGCGCATCTGTGACTATCGAGTCATTCAAGACAGCAACAGGCAACCAGCCAACACTGGTTATCATGCAAGACCGAGCGCCGGACGATACGGCAGTTGGCGGCATGCGTTACCGTACTGTGTATAACGGCTTCACCAACACTGCAACAATGACTATTCCTGAAACTGGCCCATTGACGTATGAGTCAACTATCCAGTTTGAGCGTAAAGTTTCCGGCAATGCTGCAATCGCTGGTCAAACAGATGGCGCTGCAACAACTGACGACGCTTTGAGCTCAGTGCAGAGCATTGAAGAGTTCATTGTGAATGACGAGTTCGCCACTTGCTCTGTAAAATCAATGACGTTTGAGTACAATAACAATAACCAAGTTGACCAAGCTGCCGGTTGTACGCAGCGCTTAGGTTTAGGTCAAATCAGCTTGACTGGCTCACTGGTTGCGCGATCGCCTAAGTCTAACCCGTTCCGCTTCCGTGATTACTTTGAAAACGGCGCTAACGTATTAGGCACTGGCGTAGTGCTGAACTTTGGCGGCGGCAAGAAAGCGGTTATCATCATGGACAGAGTGAAAATCACCGAGCACGAGCAATCAACTGAAGCCAACGTAATCGCCAGCTCAAGCTGCTCGTTCAATGCTGAGAAAGGTCAGTACGGCAAAACAATGCGAATCTTCCGCAACTTTAGCTAATAAGCAAAGAATGGGGTAAACTTTTGGGGTGGCTATGCTGCCCCTTTTTTTAGGCGGAAAAATGAAATTCAGTGCATTCAGAGAAGATTTAAAAAAGCAAAATGAAGGTGTGCCGGTGTTTATCGGTGACGGCGTTTTTTATATGCGGCGATGGGGCACTCCAGATAGTCAGGATTTTGTCAGGCAGTTGCGTAAAAAGCTGTTTGGTCCATTACACAAAGACCAAACCGGCGACGAAAACACGCTTGTTGCTGAATGGCTGATTGAATACGGCGTAGTTAATTGGGACGGTGTATTGCAAGAGACTGCCGACGACGAGCAGCAGTACAAGTGGTACGAGTTTTTTCACCAATGGCGCGGCGTTTTTGGTAAGCGCAAGGTTGATAAGCCTGAAGTTTCAGAGCTGCCATACAGCAAGGCTGCTGCACGAAATATCTTTGGTAATCCAGAATATTATATGTCACTGAATAACCTGTTGCTGTCCGGCGCAATGAACTTTGAAAACTACCTATACGACGACGCAGCAGAGGACTTAGATGCAATAAAAAAGAATTAAACTGGATAATGTCGCTGCGTGAAGATTATCCAGACGAAGCAGACCCAGAAGAGGCGTGTAGGCGAAATTATTTAGCGTGGAAGCGGCTTAGCGAGTTTGAAAAGCTCAGACCAAAGAAGCTTGACGGTTATCAAAGCCAGCTGCTGTCGCTGTTTTATAAGTGCAGGCGCTATGCAGAAGAAATGAAGCCGATACCGCGGCGCATTGTGCAAGAGCTTTCCGATTGTGGTCTTTGCGATAGCGACATTGCAGAGTTTATAATAAACGGGCTGGACTCTGAGTTTTTATCCATCTGCTCCGCCAAAGTTAAGCGCGACATCGACAGCTTAAAATCAAAAGGTAACAAGACATGACTGATAAGCGCATTAAGATAATTTTGGACACAAGGGACGCAAGAGTCAGCGCCAAGGCTCTGGATAGCGACCTTGTGGGCGTTGGTAAGGCGGCGGATGGCGTTCAGTCCAGCATGACGAAGGTTGCTGCCGCTGTAGTTGCTGCGCTGAGTGTCAGAGAGCTTGTTCAGTACGCAGACGCATGGACAAACGTCGGCAATAAAATCAGGCAGGCATCAAACAGCCTTGCTGAGTATGAGGCAATCCAAGCACAGGTTTTTTCCATCGCGCAATCCGGAAGGGTTGATGTAGAGGGTGTGGCGCTGGCGTTTCAGCGGATTGACAACGCCGTTAAAGAGTTTGGATTCAGCCAAGCTGATGTTCTTGATGTTGTTGACGGGCTCACTAAAGCATTTAAGGCGAATGGATCCACGGCGGCTGAAGTGAGCTCAATTCTCACCCAGCTATCGCAAGGCTTCGGCAATGGCGTATTAAACGGCGACGAGTTAAAGTCCGTTATGGAAGCCTCTTTACCTGTTGCGAAGGCGATTGCAAAAGAGTTCGGCGTGAACGTCGGTCAACTGAAGGATTTGGGCGCAGAAGGCAAACTAGTTTCTGAGCGAGTATTCAAAGCCATTAAAAACGAGCTGCCAGAATTCCAAGCTGCGTTTGAAAAGGCAATACCATCAATCGCTGATTCGATTACTGTTGCCGATAATAGCCTGACAAAATTCATTGGCACATTTAACGAAACCACAGGCGTAGGCGCGGCGTTAAGTGAAACAATCATAGATTTGTCGAAGGCATTTGATGAGCTGTCGCTGCTGCTTTCTTCCGGCTACTTTACCGAGTTTGGCGACCTATTCTCTGGTCAAATTGACAGGGCGCTTGGTTCGCTGGATGAGTTGGCGAGCAGGTTCGGCATTACTCAAGACGATATCGTTTTATCATCAAAGGCGTGGTCTGGTGAGATATCACAGCTATTAAAAGACGCCTTCATTAATGCAGTGCCAAACGTGCAGGCGTTTGTGCAAATCGCCACTGTAGAGATTGCTGCGTTTGCTGATGACACAGCGGTAAGGCTGAAAAACGCCCTTAACTTTGAGGCCTATATTAAGGGCAAGTTTGGCGGCGACCTAACAGAGGAATTAAAAGCAGTAAACGCTGAGCTTCAAAGAATTGAAGATGCAAGGGCAAGCACCGTTAACGGCATTCTTGCACAGAATAAAGAAGAGAAAAAGTTATCGGCAGAGGCAACGCAGCGCGCAAAGATAAAGCGACTTGAATACCTTGCTGAGCTTGAGTTAAACAAAGAGTTGCTGGATGTTGAGCGCACAAGGACGGCGACAACTCCGGTTAACAAAGAGCAGCAGGCAGAGCTTGCCAAAACGCAAAAAAGAATTACCGGCGGCGAAGGCAAGCTGGAAGATATCTTTGCAGGTAGGGAGCAAAAAAGCGACACGCTAACACAAGGGCTTGACTTCGAAAACGAGCTAATCAGAAAGTCACTTGAAACAAGGTCAGCACTTTACGCGCAATACGGCGGAATCGTTAACGACATAAACGCCGGTCACTTCGAGAAGGAGCGCGCAAGGTTGCAGCTCGCGTTTTCCGAGCAGGAGGCGCTTGAGTCTGAGCGGTTGCAGAAAGAGCTTTCAGCAGCATCAGAGCGCAGAGCTAAGATACAAAGCGAGACTGAGCTGGCAGACTTCGGCAGAGCTGAAGCTTTGCGGCAGCTGGATGAGCAACTAATCCTGCAACAGCAAACCACAGAGCAGCGCCTAACTGAAATCCGCGACCAAGGCAGGGCAGCAAGGGCTGAGCTTGACAGACTTGAGTACAGAAACAGGATTGACAGCGCTGGACGGCTCGGCAATGCGCTTGCTAGCTACGGGCAGGGGCAGAGCAAAAAGATATTCGAAATCGGCAAGAAGCTATCATTGGCGCAGGCTGCTGTATCACTACCGGCTGCTGTCATGGAGAGCTTTAAAAACGGCGGCGGCTATCCATGGGGCTTAATTCCGGCGGCAGCAATGGCGGCTCAAGGCTTGCAGCAAATCAACGCAATACGCAGCACCACGTTTGACGGCGGCGGCTCCGGTGCGGGCGTATCACTTGGCGGCGGCGCAGGCGCATCAACACCAGCACCTCAGTTACCGCAGGCGCAAGAGCAGGCGCAATCGCTTTCGATTATCGGCAGCGACGAACTGAAGCGACAGCTTGAGGAATTCGCAATATCTGGTCAGCCAATTCCGGCGCGGACAATGCTACAATACATGCAAGGTGTAGAATCAGCCCGCAGAATAGGCCCATAACATGCAGCAAATAGGCAATATTTTATTTCTCAATGTCGGTGGCGGTGTCAGCGTAACAGCTGACGTTGCCACGTATATCATGTATAAAAACCTAATGTCATCGGCCACTGTTTTGCAGGGTGGTGACGTTGCGCCACTGCATGACCGGCTGACAAACATTTATTACACCGGCAGCGCAGGCTTGACAACGATTGAACTGCAACTACCAACAGTGTCAACCATTAACTGTTTTTCGGTTGCTGGTGCGAATCTGGCAAGCTCTGGCGCGACGATTAGCCTTTACCTATGGAATGCTGATGCCTCATCCTATTACCTTGTCGTAACGGCGCAGAACGGGCGAGACAGTCAGCCGGTAATGGTTGTTTTTGAAAACCAGCTGTCAGTTAAAGCTAAAATCGAAATAACTGCTGCATCAGCTTTTCAGGTTGGTGAAATTGCTTTTGGCGAGTGCCTTAAAATGCCATGCAGTCCGTCGATTGGATTTGTGCCGGCAAGGTGGAATACTGAGGACGAAATCACAGGGCACACGACACAAGCCAATTCTGTTGGCCGGTCAACAATAAACACCAAGGGAAACAAAGAAGTATTGCCGTTTAAGCTCATCCCGCACGAGTGGGTGCGCTCAGTGTGGGCTGGCTTTATCGACGACGCCAAAGGGTTGCCGGTGTGGGTCGGGTGGAATCAAGAGATGTACGGCAACGAATGTATCTATGGCCAGTGGGAGCAAGACACCGCTTCGTACACTTCGCCGCTGTTCGCATCATTCACGCTAACAGTTAAGGGCTCTGCATAATGGCTTACTTGGATATAAAGCAAGGCACAGGCAGAAAAGCTGTTGTTATTTTCCAGATTGATTTGGACAAAAACGACCCCGCATTTGATAGCGTTTTTGCTGCTGACTTATCAAGTTTCGGCACACCGAAAACAACCAACGATATTCGCGCATACAAAGCAGGCGAAGTAAAAACATATAGCTTTTGTGACCAGCAAATATTTGGCCTTAACTGCTTTCCGAATCTTGTATCTGCCAGCAGTGAGCCGCCAAAGGTTAATCCCGGGCAAGATATTGGCGTCCGGTCAACTGCATCAATCACGCTTCGGGACTTTATCAGCACCGACAGTTACGAGCTGCAAGGCTTGTATGCAAACCGCAGAGTCACAGGCTCATTTTGGGCGAAGATGTTTGCGCGTAATGAGTTCAAATTCCGCGAGGCTCGGATATTGCGCGGCTATACGACAGACGGATATTTCTATCCGGAGAACTTCGAGACTGAGCATTATGTGATAGACAGCTATCAGGGTCCTGCACTAGATGGTAGCGTCAGCTTCGGGCTGCTTGATGTTCTGGCGCTAACCGATGGCCTTAACGTTAAAGTGCCTTTTGTCACTAGCGGTTTGCTTGCTGCGCCATTGGCAGAGAACGCCACAAGCTGCACGTTTAACGCGCTTGATACAGCTGGCGAATATGGCACATCTGGACATTGGATTATTGGCGACAATATTATGCAGTACACCATTAACTCACCAACATCCGCCACCATCTCACAAAACAAGTTCGGCACCTACGCACAAGCGCAAGAGATTAACGCCAGCATTCAGCGCTGTTTGGCGTGGAATAACGTGAACGTTATTGACATTTTGCTTGAGCTGTTCGCACTAACTGAAATTCCAGCCAGCTACATTCCGACAGCCAAGTGGAATGCACTGAAGGCGGGCGAGCTTTCAATATTTAATTTCACGGCGGTTATCTTCACGCCGATGGAGGTTAAAGAGCTTATCAACGAGCTGATACAGCATGCAGGCTTGACGATTTACACTGATGTTGTACTGAAAGAAATAACCATTGTGCCATCGGGCGTAGTGGCTGAGCCGGTGATTACTTTCACGGCGGGTGAGCATTTCCAGTTCGGCACATTTACTCAAACAAACCAGTTCGACAAGCTGATAACCAACCAGTTTATCCGGTGGGGCTTGCGTAATCACACGCTGACTGAGCGCACCAACTACGCCAAGAACGCACGAGCGGTAAACGTGCTACAAGAGGGTGCGGCTCGGCTTCGTGTTGGCAGTGCAGGCAAAGACATTCAAAGCCGCTGGCTGGCAAACAACATCGACGGCAATCAGATTGCGCTGCAAATCATCGACAGGAAAGTTGCAGAGTTCAGCAGCATTCCAAAGCAGATAAAGTTTAAAACAGATGCAAGCTATGCCGGTGTTTTACCGGGCGATAAGCGCTTATGGCTTGGCTCAACCTATCAAGTGACGCTGCCGAAAAACTGCCAAGTCAACCCGTCAGGCAATGATGTAACGCTAGTGCTGCAGTGCACAAGCATTCGCGCTGCGTCTGATGGGTTGGTTGAAGTTACAGGGCTTAGCTATAACGCCAACATCCCGCCCAAATTCGACTATCTGATAAAGTCCGGCACTTACATTAACTACAACTTAGCGGCTGACCCTGAGTTTGCTACAATCCTTGCGGCCGGTGGCTCTAAAGAATACATCGTTGTGGTTGAGCAGGGCGCATTGATTGGATCTGATTCAATAGCAACAGCTGGTTTTATTCAAGGCACATTCCCAGCAGGCGCAACGCTTTATCTGATTAACTTTGGCCGAATAGTTGGCAAAGGCGGTAATGGCGGCAATGGCGGCTATGTGTCAACGGAAGGCGGCTGTGTGTTCAGCCAAGGCGACAACGGCGCGAATGGCGGCCCAGCATTAAGCCTTAGCACCGACACCAAGATAGACACTCTATACGGCATTGTTGGCGGTGGTGGCGGTGGTGGTGCTGGAACTGCCGGTATATGTGGCGCAAACCCAAGAGTCGGTAAGGGCGGTGGCGGCGGTCAGGGGCACACTGGCGGCGACGGCGGCGACGCCGGCTTATTTAATGACATCGCGACAACAACGCCGAAAGCCCCAGCAGGCTCAATCAATGCGCCAGGCTCTGGCGCTGGTTATCTGTCCGGCGGCGAACTCGGCAAGCAAGGTCAGGGCACTATCGGCGGCGCAGTTGGCGGTCAGTCAGGCGCTGCTATACTTCGCAATGGAAAAACGCTTACAATAATAGCCGGTGACTCTAACGATAAAATTAAAGGGCCAATCATCTAATGCAGCAATTTAAGATACAGGGCATTTTAGATGCAGCTCAGGCTGGCTCGGGGAATATCTTGGCGCAAAACCAAGCCGTGACAATCCGTAGAGCTGGCAGCGGTGAAATCGCAAAGCTTTACACGCTGAACGATATTACTTCGCCACTGTTGCCAAACCCTTTCTTTACTGACATTTACGGGCAATACGCCTTTTACGCACAGGACGGAAAGTATAAGGCTTACAATTCGCTGAATGTAGAGATTGCGGAGTTCATCCTGCAAGACCCGTTCATGACGATTGTAAACAAGTTTAACCCGACCGAATTAGCGTTCAGTGTTACCGGATTAAATCACAACAACTGGTTTGTGGTTGATAATGAAAACCAAGTAACGGTAACTGTTGGTAAGCCGGTAATGGATAGCCCTATTGATTTTCAAACTGGCATTCTGATGTTTTTCACACAAAAGGGCGATGGGCCAGTTGTCTTGCAGCCCATCGCAGGTGTAGAGATTAGAATTCCTGAAGACTCAAGCGCGCAGACTTATGGCAAAAATTGCACAATCGCTATTGGCAGCATTAGCGAAACGGAGTGGGCGGTTGTTGGCATGTTGGGTTACTAATGTCAGATAAAAGGCAGCTATTCCCAATTGTCGCTGGTGGATTCAGCACAAACGTAAAGAAGGCGCTAGTTAGCTTTCTTTATCCTGTAAAGATGGCACCTGACGCGGCATCTGTTAGCATCCCGTCAGTCATTTCCATTGAGATGATCGAGCCTCCGGTAATCGGCTTTGTTGAGGCGGTTAATTTACAAATACCTTCCATCATCAGTGTTATTTTAGAATCTACAGCAAAAGTAATAACTGAGGTTGAAGGCGTCGCGCTCAGCGTTCCTAGCGTTGTAAACGTAGAGTTGAAAGAGCCGCTTTATAGCAATTTAACTGAGGCGGTGTCATTGTCGGTGCCTGCCGTGGTATCAGTGACAACGCTAACACCTATAACTCAGGACTTTAACGAGCCTGTAGTTGTTTCAATTCCATCAATCGTCAGCATAACAATGACGGCGGAGTAAGTAATGAATATACAGCACGGGGTTGCAGGATTTATCAACATGCAAGTTAAGCATGCTGACGGCACAATGACTGAAACAGGCTGGTTTAAGAATCTCATTTTAGATACATTCTTCAACCGTTTTGCCGCAAATAACACGATGTTAGCAACAAACATGACCTGCGTTGTTGGTACTGGAGTGACACCTCCAGCAAACAGCGATACATCCCTGGCTTCTCAGGTTGCGTCGATTGCAATATCAAGTAACAGTGAAACTGTTGGCGCAATTGATACACCGAACAACAGGATTGTCGCAAAAAGCATAAATCAGTTTATTGCGGCTGTTGGCGCGGTTGTCGGGAATATTAGTGAGGTTGGCTTTGAGTTTGCACCAGGCACTGGCGGGTCGAACTCTGGACAACTAAACTCGCGCTCACTAACGAAGGACAGTTTCGGCGCGCCAACGCCAATAACAGTAACCGCGACAGACCAGCTGGTTGTGAATTATACGTTTGAGGTATACATCCCTTTAATTGACTATACATCAAGCGTTGTAATCAATGGCACGACGCATGCGGTAATTGGTAGGGTCGGCTCAAGCTACTCTAGTCCGCCAAACTCAATTTTAAGAGCAGACTTTGCTGGCGCATCTTTCATTTCTTACGGCTCTACATCTGTTTTTGGCGCTCACGGAATCGCCCCAACGTCAGCTTCAGGCACCGCATCAAGCACCAGCGCTCTTTTCACAAACATTACTGGCGGGAAGGAAAGAACGTACACAGGAAGCATCAACCAGCTAAACGCAACAGGCGGGATAAAGGTTTTATCAGTCCCCATATCAACCAGTGTTGGTTACAAGTACGAGTTCACGCCGGTGATACCAAAAACAACTAGCTTCAGCCTAACGCTACGCCTTAGATTTACGTGCGTAAGGGCGTAACATGCGCCCAAAGCATCCAGATTGGTCATGCACAACTAAGCCGCAGCTTTACCCTGTTAGGGTCTTGCCAAAGCCGCCTGCGTCGTTTGGCAATATTCAAGCGGTTAAGGTTGGGCCATTGGCGCTTGCCGACTCGCAAGGCTCAATAAACAATCGCTATTGGGTTTGCTATCAACAATCCGGCGTGGTTTATATGCGAGGCGCTATTGATGACGCGACATGGGCAGCGCCAACCACGATATTAACCGAGGCAGATGCAATTGAGGCGCTAGACTTCACGTTTGACCAGCTCGGGCGCGCCATCGTGTTTTATCAAGTCGGGACTGAGCTTCGCTTGTGGTATTTCGATTCGATAGCATCCGCTTATATCAAGCGCGTTATTGACGCCAACGCTGAGCAGCCTTTATGCGGTTTTGATTTGATTGACGACACCGGCGACCCGATGAGTGACGCTCATATCTTTTACGTTAAAGGCGGCACTATTTATGAGCGACTACAGCGCGACAGGTACGACGTTGTTTATGATTCGTTGGTTAGTCATTCAGGCATAAAGCTGCTGTCATGCGGCATGACTGCTGGTAATAAGTTTCAGGTTGAGTACCGGCACAAGAACCAGCGTAACGGCATTGAAAAGAAAAAAGTTTATCAAACGGCGAGTCCGGCCATAAGTAACTTGAACGCATCAAGTTTTGAGGTCGGGTTTGATATTGGAGCCAACTTTAACAGCAAATGCCACCGGCAGGATGATGTTTATTTAACGCTTTTCGAGCAAAGCTTTTGCGACCAGGATTGGGCGAGCTTCCTGATTGTTGTCGATATATCGATTAGTTCTGGATCTGAATTTCAGTATATCGCTATAAAAACAGGAGAAAGCGCAACAGGGCTGCTCGAAACACTGGCAATATTTCCGCTCACTATTGATATAAAGCGCGGCTCTTATAGATTTGAGTTTTTAAATAAGCCAGACCCAAACAAAAAACAGTTTAAGTTTTATGTTAACGGGTCGGTGCTAATAGATGAAGAGATAAGCAATTTCATACCAATCGCATCCACAAACCAATCGCTAAAGTTTGGTGCTGGGGCGGTTCCGCAGTTGACGGGGCAAAATTATAGAAGATGCCTAAAAGCGCAATTTCTGAATATGTACTGTATAGTTAATGGGGCGCGCACAGATTGGCCGATAACTGCCGGATTACCTGTAAGTACGCCATCAGTGCCAGTTGGCAACACAATGACCGTTTATGTTGACGGTAAAAATGGCGTGAGGTTTTTTTGATGAGTAGATGGATATTGGGCGAAAGAAGCAAGCGCAACCTGTCTGGAGTTCATCCTGATTTGGTTCGCGTTGTCGCTAGGGCGCTTGAGTTGTCACCCGTTGATTTTACCGTCATTGAAGGGCTGAGAACGCCAGAGCGTCAAGCCGAGCTGATGAAGCAAGGATTCACGCGAACACTGAAAAGCCGCCACATTATCGGTCAGGCTGTGGATATTGTGCCACTACCCGTTGATTGGAAAAATCCAGAGCCGT